TCATCGTGAAGGTATTGGTGGACACCGAAGTAATCGTGCCGATTACGCCGTTGCCCGCCGTGTTCATCACCATGTCTAGCCCGGTCTTGAAGTACTTGACCGCCAGACGCATCACTTCGCCCGTTGCCGACTTCACGCCGCGTTCCGCTCCTGTGGTTGCATACTTCGCAAGCAGGGTGTAGCTGAAGCCTGACGTGTAATAGAACGGAGTCAGTGTAGCGGTCTGCCACACCGGCCCGCCCGTATCGCCAACGGAGCCACCGTCCATACTCACCTGCTGGAGAGTGCCGCCGACCGAAACGAGCAACGGAATACGGGTTGCGCGGTTCGAAGCCGGGTCGGCTTCCTGCTTTTCCATGAGGTTGTACAGCGGGGCATCCAATTCCAAAAGTTCGGGGATGCCATCCTTGTAAACAATCAGCTCGCGTTCTAAACCTTGAACGTTTGCCTCAACTGAAGCCATTAAATCTCCTTTTTGGCATCCCCGCTAAAAACTAAACCCGCGCTTTAGGCGGAACGTAGGTACCCGCTTCCAATTGCTTGTAAATATCCTCGCTCGTCAGCTTTCCGTTCTTCGGAACGGCGGCTGCAGCGGAGGATGTCGCTTGCGGACCGGCTCCCACGTCTTTAGTCGTTGCGGCGACTGCCTGTTTTCTCTCTGTCGTCTGCTTGCTCGTCTGCAAGATGGATTTGTTCCACTCGCTTGCTACGTCTCGCGCCACTCGCGGAATGACGATTTTTGCCCGCTTCGTGGCGAAATCAACGATGGCGTTGTGGTCGGAAATCCCCTGCTTGCCCTTTTGTGCGCTCTGACGGTAGTTGTCCATCTGAGCGACAAACTGCGGCTGGGAACTGAGAGCTTCGAGCGTCCCTGAGTAGACCTCTTTGACCATGCGCTTGAGCTGGGCTTCAGAAGCATTGGGAGCGGCCTTTTTAAGGGTGCTCTCAATCTCCGTAACCGTTCGCTCAATCACAGTACTGTCGGTCTGGCTCCAGAACGATTCGAAAGCCTGACTTCCTTCCGCTTGCTCTTTCTCCTGCAGTTTCTTTCGCAACTCTTCCACTTCAGGATTGCTCGCCGGAGACGCGGTTCGTCCCGGTGCAATGCCAAGTGACTGAGCCACGAGCTGCACTGCCTGAGTGAGCGCCTCGTTTTTATCCCGCGCTGCAATCCCGTAGAGATTGTTCAGCACAGGGTCAATGTAACTGGCTGCCTGGTCGCGCCATGCGTTCAGGTCCGTTTTGGCAAGAATCTGCGGCAAGTCAGAAACCAGCTTCGTAAACGCGTGTGGGTCGGACTGTTTAAGGCTTTCGACAAACTGCACAGGGCTTTCGCGGAAAGTCTTGCCAAATTCCCGTGCCTGCTCCGATTCCTCAACCAGTCGTTCCGCATCGGTCAGCGTAGGAACGCGCTCGTGGATTTGCTTGAACTCTTCCCACGCCTGTTCTCCGCGCATCTCGGTGTAGGCTTTGTGCTGTCCAAGTATCTGCCGGAGTTCCGGGTTTTCCTTGAACAAGGGTTTATACTTCGCAAAGTCTCCACTCGTTTCCGGTGCTGTTTCTAGGTCAACTTCAGTTTCTTCCGGTTCCGCGCCTTCTATCGGTTGTTCGGCAGTTTCCTGCCCCGGCACCGCTGCCGGAGGTGTTACAGGCGCTTCTACGCTTGGCGTCGGCGTACCCGGTTCCACAGCCGCACTCGCTGTGCCGCTTTCAATCTTGGCAAACTTCTGCTCAAGAGTGTCTGCAGGTGGTGTTACAACGGTTGTTGCCATTTTTCTCCTTAGAGCTGCGTCATTTAACGCTGACTAGGCGATTTGCTCTATGCTCCCGCTCCTGGACTTCCAGAAGCAGAACTCGGTTTAGGCGGATTCTTCTCCGCTGGCTTCAAATGAGGGGGCGGCAACATGGCTCCAGCGCCTCCGGCATCGGCCATTGGTCCCTGGTCTTGCATCGCCATTGCCGCAACCGCTTGTTGCATCTCCTGTTGTTTCTCCATCATTGCGCAGGCCTTCGAGAACAAATACACGTTGATGTAGCCATCAGGATTTGTCTGCTTCACCTGCAATCCTTTGTCGCTGATGAGCCATGCTTTTGCTGTCGCTGCCGCTACTTTCAAATCGTCAATGTTTGGGTCAGGCGCAATACTAGGAACAGGCTGCGGAGGAGTCGGTTTACCATCAGGTCCAACGCCTGGAGCACCGGGTTGTGGCTGTTCCTGCGAAAGCTGCTGAATATCGAGATTGGTTTTCTTTCTTTGCTGCTCTCCGGGCACTTCCACGTCCGAAATCCCCATCATTCGGAACAAATACTCAAGATTTTCAGGCGTGGCAATCGTCTGCAGGAAAACTGGGTTCGCTCCGTTGAACATATTGAGTAAAAGTGCCCGTACATCGGCCTGCAGAACCGGAAACTGAGCATCTACTTCAGGGAAAGCCACGATATTGCCCTGCATGTCCTCAAGCCGCACGAAATCCGTGTCAAATTCCCCTGTTTGGGACTGCTGGGCGACTTCCATATCCTCAGTGCGGTTATTGGCAAAGCATTTCACTGCTTTTGCATCGACATTCGCCAGAAATTGCTGAAAATTCCGCCAAACCCGTCCGATTCGGCCCATTGCCTGATTTCTCTGAATCGCAATGCCTGCCGCTGTGTCGTTTGAGCCTGTATCTCCGCCAAAAAGAGCCGGATAGTTGCCTGATAGGAACTGAGGAATGGCATTCATCAGCATGTCGATGTACTTCATCATGGCCATCGAAGGCTCTACGGCCTGTGTAAACATGAGTTTCTGGCCAATCACCTGATTCGGTGCCAAAGTTACAGGCGTCACATTTCCCGCCGAGGCTGTTTGTTCGTTCCGCGCCTCAAAGTCCAGTAAGTCAGAAGAAGCAAAGCCTTCCGGTACGCCATTCATGCAGATTTCAAACAGTAGGTTGGTGCAATCATTCAGCTGGTCTTGAATCGGCAGAATCGAACTAATCAGCGTCTCTCGGATCGACCCTTCTCCGGGCATCGTGTGCATACTCTCCCACGCCTCATCCATGCCCTCCGCCTTCGATTCGCAATACTGGCCATTGTAGAAAACAATCTTGACGCCCTTTGGATACATCTGGAGATACTGCGCACGAAGATTCTTGTCGATGATTCGATAAAACGCCTTTGGGCGAATCCACGCCCGTTGAAACGTTCCGAGGCCCTCAAGTGTCACTCCTGAATGTCTGCCTGTGCCAAGATACAAAAGCCTGCGAGCGATACGCTCATACGAAGCCGCTGTCCCTGAATCATCTCCTCCCGTTGCTCCGTTTAACTGGTCTTCTTTCGTCTTTCCGGGCTGGTCGGCGTCCGGCAAATCGCCATAGGTCGCTATAACCACAGCTTTGTCTATATCCGTCAACCAGTCTTTGTAAAGTTCGTCTGCTTGGTCATCCGCATAGGCCGTTCTACGGAGTTGCAGCGCCGGAACCATCGTCACTATCTCTTGCCCTTTGGGAATCTGCGCTGTTCCGACTGTTTGCAGTGCTGTTGCCGTTGGGGGAGGGTTCTCTATGAGCGGCTGCCCACAATCCGGGCACGTTGGCTGCGTTTCTGCCGAGCCTTCCGCTTCATAGCCACAGGATGGGCACGAGACGGTAGACTGCCCGATAGGGACCTCTACCGGAGCGAGGATGTCGCGTTCATCGTACCCAAACTTGTCGCCATCGCTGACATAGCGGATATTTGCCCCAAAATAGCCGTCTGTGCACATGAAATAGCCGCACTCATCCATGCGCTTGGCCCAGTCGTTCTTCCGGTGCAGCTGGTCAACAAACTTCGAGCCGTTCTTGGCCGTAGCCACGTCTTGCGGGTCAGAAGCCTTTTCCGGGTAAAACTGACTGCGCGTATTGTTTTGCGTGATGACACTCGAAAGCGAAAGCCCGGTAGCCTGAAATATGTTTGTCACGTTGCGGAAGTTCTGGCTTACGACATCGTTGGCATCGAAGCCAGCAGGCAGAACGTTTGGCGGATACCATGCGCCTGAATCGTTGTTGTACCACCAATACTGTTCGCCGCGCATGTAAAGCCTGCGCTGTAGAATCAGTTTTACTTCTTCCCTGCGCGGAATGTCGTCTATGCGTTCAAGGTCTACGAGCAATTGCCAAAGTGGATACCAAAATTCGCGCGTAAGATTGTTGGGGTCTGGTTGACCTGGATTTTGTGCCGTCAGCGTTGTGGGGTTAGTCGCCACTAGTTTGGAAACACCCTTCCCGAATAGGTTTTACTCGCCGGAGTCAGGGAGATAACTGCAATGCCGCGCACCGTAACCACGCCAGCAGAAGTTACCGTGCAAGTGGGCAAAAATCCAAGTGCAACCATGTCCGTACCATCAGTTGCCGCAGCCACGCACGGCATTCCGACTTGAGCGCCAGTGACGTTTACGGTCGTTGAGACTGTTGCGCCGATAGCTAGAAGTCCGCCTCCAATCGCGGTGCTCGTAAACACCATAGGCGGAGAAGTGGATTGGTAACTCTGCGCGCGAGCCTCTTGCCGAATCCACCAAAAGCAGAAAATAGCAAGAAATATAACAACCCCAATAAGTTCAGCGATAGTGAATCTATTCCGTCTCATTGGAGACTCGCCTGCCAAGTGCATCCTGCAGCGCTTGGACTTGTCAGAATTGGTTTCAATGCAATAACCGGATGATTCGTCGCGGAAGCTACCGGCGTCGTGAACGTTGCTCCACCGTTGATGGTCTCGCTAACCAGTGAAGTGATTGTCCACGGCGTTGCATTCGTATTCGTAATCATGACCAGCTTCGTCAGGTTCGGGTCTCTGCCTTGACAAGTCTGGATGATGTGCGAAGGGCCAGCCGCCGAACCGCCAAGAACTTCAAAGAGAGTGTCTTGGTCAAGCTCTTGTGCAGCTTGAACGGTTCCTTGTACGGTTATCGGGCCGATATTCGAGCCAGTAGTCGTGTAGGTAATCGTTGTGGCGTTCGCGGTTAGAATGAACCAACACTGTCCGGCAGGGGAATTATAGCCAGCAGGAGTCACGCCCGTTACGACGGCGCACTGTCCAGCAACCCACGGATTTGAACCCATAACTACGCTTGCCGTTTGGCCGGAAGATGTTCCGCTTGTGGTCGCTGTTGCCGCCGTTGAAGTCGTGGTGTAAGTGTTCGCGCCACTGAAATTGCTCGGCCCAAACAAAGCGTTTACTGCCCTGCCGAAATAATAAGCGCCAAAGTTGGTAGCCGAAACCTGCGCCCAGTGGGTATGGTCTGCCTGAAACCACGTGGCCGAAGCGTTTGCCCCATCCGCTCCTAGAAGGGGATTGCTGGCCATGTCAACGAGGTAATCCACCCCGGCACCGGGCGCGTTCAATCGCAACAACGTGTTCCAGTTATTTTTGCAAGTAGAAAGGCCCGACCTGTCCATCATCGAAGTAAATACGAGAGTGGGATTGCTCCAAGGAGCTTGCTTCACACTGCCAGAGAATGCAAAAAGATGCTGTTCGATTTGCGCGGCACTGTTGGCCGCATTGCAATCATTCGTTCCGCCCCATGCAATGACAACGTTTCTTCCGCCCTGTCCACTGATACCCGGTGCGGGATTCTTGATGCGATACATTGGCCAGATTTCGTAATTGGCGTCGGCTGCCATCGCGTTCAATAACTTGCTTGGCTGTCCGTTGTTAGCTACCGGCTCGGTCACGGTCGACCAACCTAAAGCGGAATTCAATACAACTTGCGATTGCCAGCGCGTGGTTAATCCAAAGCCTTCCGTTTCTGAATCTCCCGCGGAAAGAATCATGTCGTTGGCGCTTACTAGGCCAACAAACGGCGCAATGCCTCCACGGTTTGGAATATAGATATTCAGCCAGTTGGCGATGGAAAGAGCTTCCGTCTGCGTGATGACCCGGTTATAAAAAACGGCATAGTAGATTTGTCCCTGCCAGTAGGTTCCGGCAATCCCGCCGAGCTGATAATTTCCAGCTGCTACGCCAGCAGAGGTTCCAGTGGATGCATACAGAGTGGTTTCCTGACCGTTCCAATAGATGTGGTCAGTCGTGTCCATCGTTTCGGTGATGGTGCCGCAGCCGTTGAATGGCCAGTTCGTTTGCGTCTTAATTGCGTTGTTGGCGATGGTTGCAAGACGGCTACCGCCGAAGAGTGTATTGATGGCAGGGTTGTTCGTCACCACCTCTAGTCCGGTCTGCCCGCTACTGCTGGCGATAATCCAGTTGGCCGCTGTCGAGCTAGCTGGATTTTGAAAGCATGCGTAAAACGAATAAGACAGCGCGGAATTGAGCGAAGCGGGAAGAGAGAGCGCGCCGTTTCCATTGACCAGAATACCGCCGCTGCCAGCGATGATGGTCGGAGCCGTACCAACCGTTCCTGTACAATTCCGCCCATTCCCTGAATAATCCACACATGCGCTAGGCGTCTCAGTCGGTAAAAGACGATATTCCGCCATTAGGCCGGAAGTGATAGGGACTGAGTTGATGCCCGGCGTACCCGGAGTGGAATTTTGTGCAGCACTGCCACTAGCTCTAAGCTGCGCCGTTCCCACGCTGTTAATGTTTGTGCTTACGTCCTGTGTTGCGCCAGAAATCGTCACGCCAGCACTTGCAAAGTCTAGTGTCCCATTGCCGGACGGTGGTGGTGTGCCTAGTGCGTGTACGCTGAATATCCAAGTTGTTGAGCCGGGAACGATATTGGCGTTAGGCCAAAGCGCCATTGAGAAGAACCCTGACCCGCTGGTATTCACAGGCCCAACGCAATAAGGAGTTCCAGCATTGGTGTTTACGGGATTGCCGCCAACCGTGGGATTGAGCGTCGAAGGAGAAAGGCACGCCTTCACCGTTGCCGGATAATAGGCCACACCGTTCGGGTCAGTAAGCGTTCCAGAGACAAGCGTTTGCGTCTGCGCGGATGCGGCAGAAGCAAAGAGAAGCAATGCGAGAAATCTTAGTTTGAACATGCCCATAGATTGATTGAACCGGAAGCCGCCGTGTAGTTCACGCGATACAAAGCGCCACAAATAACCGGAGTTACCGCTTTGTTCGTTACCGCGTTCGTTGGGAAGAAGTTTGCGCCGGTAACCGCAATCGCCCATGTCGTGCCGCCATCCAAGCTAATCTCTAGCTGAGCCGTAATAGTTGTAACGGTACCGACTGCTTGAAAGATGGCGCTGAAGTCTCCATTGCCTTTATGCTCAGCAAAGGAGAATACATTTCCGATAACCGGGCCAGTGACGGCTGAATCAATGAGCGCCGCTGTGGCGACTTGCAGGACTTTGTTTGCCATTTAGATTCTAAATCCGCCTTTCTTCTTAGGCTGATATTCTGTTTTTCCGCCTTTGGCTTTTGCTTTCTCGCTGAGCATAATCGCAACAGCCTGCTTTTGGCTCTTAACCTGCGGCCCTTTCTTCGAACCGCTGTGCAGGCTGCCCGATTTCCACTTGCTCATGACCTGGTCGTAGGGCATCTATTTGACCGGAGCTGCAGGCGGGGTAAATACGGTCGGTTCAACCGGCTTCGGTGCTGGCACTACTGGCACCACGCTCACAAATGGCCGAAGGTCAGGCGCTCCATGTCGCCGTTCTTCTCTGGGTTCTGGCCGCGTATCCTTCGCTGCGTTGCGGCGTTCGGGCGGAGCAAATGCATTGATTTCCTTTGAAAACAGCGTGAGGTCAGCCGCACTTACCTTTGCTTCCTTTGGAGTTTTGCCGAGAACTTCCAAAAGCCATTCCCGTGCATCGGTCTGATTGCCCCGATTAACCACGCCAAAAAACCTGTCGAGTAGTTCCTTTGTCAGAATCATGCGCTTCTCCTTTAGCCTCCACCGATTGACTCTGAACCGCCAGGGTCTTGCGTCACTACTTGTCTGGGCACAGGCGAGCTGGGAGTAACTGTAATCACCAGATCGACCTGCGAAGGGTTTGGGTTTGTCGCTACGCCGGTCACAACTGCTCCGGCAAACGAAGCTGCTACCGTGGGATTGATGTCCGCCGACAGGGTCAGCGTCATCGTGCCATCTAGATTCATTCTCACGTTGTCGATGTGCATACTCATGCCTTTAATTCTTTCACCAGTGCCGCCAGAACTTTCTTTGGCGGCAAATCTTTGCGCGGTCTTCCGGGTTTACGCGCTGCCATTTGGTTTGTCCTTTGGCATCGTGAATGCCGATAGCTTCTCTTTGAACTGGCTGGGCAGCATACGGCCATGCGTTCTGGGCAACGGCCTCGCTTCAACTGGAGATAGTGCAGGAAGGCCCTTCTCTGCGATAATTAGGCTTTGCCACTCGCGGAGTTCAGTGCGGGTACGTTCTAGCTCCTGCTCAAGGTAGCAGGTGTAGCGGCTTTTTGTTATCCAGTTCCACGCCACGCGCAAGGATTCACGCATGGAAAACAGTCTAGCACCTTTGTCAAGAGGGTATTTTTTACCTAGCAAATCTCCAGTGCTTCCGCTTTATGGGGAACGTCGTGGGATGCTTTGCACCCTCCGCAATCGCCTTCTCATACTGCACCATCATGTCAGGAGCCGCTTGTTTTACGATTTCCTGCACACGCTCTTTTAGCCTGAGAGAATGAGGCTTGCCAACCACCGTGATGCGCTCCTCGGCAAGCCCATACCGCGCACAGTCTGCCGGGTCATCGCCCACATAGTTCTCGCTGTGGTCCACCTTCAAAACGTCCTCAGAGTTGCGCTGCATGTCTCTCACAAGCGTCGGCAGGCATTCTATGAGCTTTTTGCACTCTCTGCTGATCTTCCACTGTTCTGCTTCGATTAGCTGGTGCATCAATCTCCAGCCTGAGATTCTGGTACCAGGACTGGCATCGGCTGGCGTTGGATAAGCCACATTCGAGGGTAAAGCGTTTGCAATCAACTCCGTAATCGGCCTTCGCGTTTCCTTGGATAGCTTGCCGAATGCATCCCAGCTTAGATAGAAATTCTTGATTGGCTCGCCCTTCGATAGTTCGCCAATCTTGTGCCCTAAAGCCGCTTCACCGAGTCCGATACTCCAGAACTCCCTGTAAGTCGTGACAAAGCCCTCTTCATCCTGTACATGCCAATGAAAACAAGCAGGATGCTCGAATCCCCAGTCACCGCTAATCCAGCGCTTGTGCCACGGTTGGATGATGATGCTTTCGGCTTCAACCGTGTCTTTCTCATAGCGGAAGTTCTGAAAGTACTGCCCTTCAAAGGCTCCCCATTTTCCGTACAGCCAAGCTTCTCTCAAATAAGCGTTGGTCAGTCCAGCCAGCGTTGCACCAAACTGCGTCCGGTTGATAAAGTACTCTCTCCGCTGGTCTTCGTCCCACGAATAGAAATCTTCTTCGTCCAGGCCGTCTTTCTCTAGCTCTGTTCTTGCCCACTCCACGTTATCCCATGCAAACGCCTGAATGAATGCCCACTTGTTGCGGACTTCCTCGCCTCTCAGTTGCCCATCAGGAAACACTCGTTTCAGGTAGTTCAAGCCCTTCGGCGGGATTCCTGCCTCAGAAAGCCCCGGCATGAACGTGTAGACCATCTTTGGCGTGATTGCTCTGTTGCTGGTGCAACGATTCGAACCGGTGAGCTTCTCCAGCTCATCCTGGCTGAACTCCTGCGATTCATCGACCATGATGTCAGCGAACTCAGCCGAATAGAAGTTTGCCATGTCCTTTTCATGCTCTGCCGAGCCAAAGAACAGTTTTGAGCCATTCGGAAAGGCTACTTCCTTGCGCTGTTCATTCCACCAGCCACGTGTAATCGGAAACTCCTCAAACATCTTGATTATGTGCGACTTATAAAGCTCTGGATACGTTCTGCGGAGAATCAGGCCGGTTGTATTTGCGTATTCCAGCCTTCTGAGCAGCATACATCTGCGGCCACCACCAGACTTAGCTCCGCCTCGCGCTCCGCCAAAGCCTATGCGTGTTGTCTGTGAATCGTTCCAGAGTTCTAGTAGGTGGGATTGTTTTGGCTGCAATCGAACGGATATTTCAATTGCCAACGTGCGTCACTTTCACGGATATTTCGCCGCCGTCTTTGCCTGTATGCTCAGTGGTTTGTTTCGGCCTGCCGTACTTCATTTCGAGCATTCTGAGGAGTGCCGTGAGTGAAAGTGCTGCGTCTTTTCCGTTGCGAGTAAGGTGCCTGCAAGTCAGATTGATGAAGCTGTCATTCCATTGGCCTTTTCCCAAAGCCTGCTCAACTTGCTTGACAAAGTACTCCGCAGACTCAACTTTGTTCTGCCCTTTGACCCTACCACCCGTTTTGCGTCCTTTTGCCATCTAACTCAATCTATTTACTCTCTAACTTGTGGCTTGTCAACGTTCTAGTACCTAGCGCCGAACAGCGGGTTGATTCTTTTACGCCTGTCCATCTTCGGCCCGAACTGCCACAGAATCTCATCTCGGATTGGATAATCGTGGATTGGCGCGGAACTCATGGCCACACCACAGAACCGTCTGTTATATTCGTGGTGCAGGGAACTTTCTTAACGATTGAGTTT